ATAGGCGGCAGATTAGGTACTGCTGGAGCTTGAGACATTGCACGACCTTCTGGTGTAGCGCCACCAGCTTGCGGCAAATTCTGGAGCATCTGGATAATTTCAGATTGTTGCAACTCTCCAGTTTTTTGTTTCTTTGGTCCTAGCAATCCGGTCAAGCTGCGAATAGCTGCTAATGCTTTTTGACCTTCCATGCTTTCGCTACCCAAAGACGGCAAGGCTTGTTCAATCAAATCCATTGCCATAGAAATGTTTACAAGTGCGCCTTCTCTGTTTCCCATCTTGGGTTCAGGAGTGGACATAGGCGCAGACATAGGCGCTGTTGTTTGGTCAGACAGACCCATTTCTGGAGGAGGAGTTTCAGACATCGGTTCTTGCTTGCCTTTAATCAACTCCATTAACTTGTCGGAAGGAACGCTCATAAATATCCTTAATCGTCTAATTTGTTGCGATTAAATCAGACTATCAGTAAATGTCAAGTAGGGGCGTATATTTAAGCTCCCCGCCCCGTGCGGGATTAACGGTCACCCGAATAATTTAAGGGGTTGCCCCCAAAAATTACTTACGTGCTTTACGACCTTTGCGTGCTTTGCGTGCCATGTGATTTCTCCTAATAGCAGCGGTCACCTATTTCAACGGGAAGGCAGCCACACCCTTTTCCTTTTTACGGGAACTTATCTACGGGTCTTACGACCACGCTTCATCTTTTTGTACATAACAATCTCCAGTTAATTATCCCCTACCTAATGCTCTGCCTTCTTTTCTTGGCTGACGAGCATTAAAACTTTTAATGCCTGAAACTCTGTACTGCAAATTAGCTGGCGATTCTGTGCGTTTCAAAGATTCTGTTGAGGCACGAGGTTGGTCAGCTTTTGGTGCAATTGATTGTTGAGAAGCCATTATTCCCCCACTGCTTTCAAATCTGGTTTCTGTTGCTGTTGCGGTTGTTGCGCTTGTTCCTTTTCCCGCTTTTTCAATTTGTCTTTTAGCAATTGTTTCATTGGAGGCTCTAACAAGTCAAGCAAATCAGTCCTGTCAATGGCTTGGGCTTTAAACAAGTTAAATGCCATTTGCTTTAAGTCTTCAGTGAAAATAGGGGAATTACTGTGTGCATCTACCTTAACTACATAGTCTTTGGTAAATTGTGTTGCAATAAACTTATGACCTTCTTCGTCTGTGAAGTGCGTATTGTCGTAGGCTTGCATCAATTTCAAATACAAGGTTGCGACTTTTTCTAAACTGTCTTCAACTATTAACGCACGCTTCTTGGCACGAGAACTTCCAAGACGGGCAAGCTGAGAAGCGTGACCAGCGGAACGTACTCCCTGCTCACCACGACCAGACAAAACACCTGATATTCCAGAAGCCTCAGAGAACATTCCATCCACTTCATGTATCACCTCGAATAAGGAAGGCGGCATTTCAGGAGCTAAACGGTCAACCTTTGCATTAGGCATATCGGTTGAGAGCAAGCCGCCAGAACGGTTTAGCGCAAAATTCTTCTCATCCAAAATACCAGTAAAGCCGACAAGAGCAGTCGGTGGATTAGCTTGCTTGGAGAGAAGGTCAAGAATTTCAGTCATCCGATTGTTTCGGAGCTGTTGTAGGAAAATCAGTTTTTGAACTTCTGATTGTCCCCAATAGTAATCAAATTGCGGGTTAGGGCAGACTTGAACAAATGGCAGTTCACCTTTTAGGAAAACGCTTTCACCCGGACGGTCGTAAATAAAGATGTCGGGGTCAGCCATTGTGACTACTTGGTAATCTTGGATGTCGTCATTCCACACCCATAGCTCATACATCTTAACGGTGTCTTCAGCTACTCTTGCTTTGTAGCGATTCATTCCGTACAAGTCTAAATTGACTGTACCGTACAAAGTCGGATTTGTCTGACTCATCACAATGCGGTCAAGACCTTCAGGAATATCCTCGGTCTTTGTGTGCATACTTGTTGTGATGCGTTTGACTATTTCTTCACGCTTTGGATGTCTGTACAGTCTGTTGTACAACTCAGACTTAGTGATGTAGTACGTTTGAACGATTGCTTCTTGTCTGTCGGTGTGTGGTGTGTCTTCACGCAAGACACCGATAGAGGAAGGCTCGACCATGTAAGGGTGGATGCCCTTGTTCATGACTAGCTTGATGAATGTGGTGTTGAATACTAAAGCCCACGTTAGGGCTGAACTAAATACTTGGTCAGCATTTGAGTTTAGCCATTCATCATTTAGTGCGAGAGTTAATCTTGGAATCTTGATGTGTTCTTGTTCAGAGACACCAGCACCGATGTTGATTGAGAAGCGTGTTGTTTCAGCGGAATACAGGAAGGAAGTTAGTTGGTCAACGTGCGGATAAATCTTGTTGAACAAAGCTGGCTGCTCATCCGTTCCTGCACCGAACAAATAGTAAGAACGCAAGGCAGCGTAATCGCCTTTGCGTTCAGCCAAGGACACCATGCACTTTTCAATTAAGTCTCGGTAGAATTGCTCCCGCTGGATTTCATTGGATGGTATCCGCATTATGGCTTAACCTTTAGGTTCTCATGGTCGGCAATGTAACTTGCTGCCTTTGGTCCTGTCAAGTTTCCTGCTTCTTTTGGGTTAATTCCGACTGATTCATCGGCAACCGGACGAATTGCTCTGCCTGACAAGACGTTCTTCATGTTGTAGCGAGAGTCACCGCCCCAAATAGCTGCGTCACCCGGTCTTGGTTGACGATTCATCTCTGCTGCTGCTTCTGATTCCTTCTCCAACTCACGTTTGGACGTTTTGTTCTTGCGTGTGAAGAATCCAGCTTGGTTTTCGCCTTCCTTTGCCGACTTGATGTTGGTCATATCAAAGTCCATCGCAAGCTGCTTGATGTTCTTATCATTCTTCTTCGTTGACTCGGACATCATCCCCGGTGCTTGAAGAAATACCATTAAAACCTCTGCGCCACAGTCTTTCATGGGGCATTGAGCCTCAAAAGATTCAAAATACCCGTGTTTTTCGCATTTGTAGTCGTGTAGAACCGCCATTTTTATCCCCTTCCTATGGTTTCGTCTAAAGTTAATCCAGAATAATCACTCTTGTTGCTCATACCTACTTTAATCTTTATTTGTCCATTAACTACTTGTAACGCTGTTGTCGGTACTAATCGTGGCTTTTCTTCCTTACGATAAGTAACAAACTTGCTTCTATCCCTGTTTTGCATGATGGCGACCTCGCCTTTTTTCCAAGAATCGTATCCTTTTGAGACTCTGCGCTGCATCCTTTCCGTTAAAGGCACGGATTGATACAAGAAAACGTCGAGCAAATGGATATGGTCAACCCCGCAAAGGTCTGCAAAGAGCTTAACGCTTATGCCTCGTTCCTTGTCTTTAATGAAAAGACGGATTTCACGAAGCAACTCTCGCTTGGTTAAAATTGGGGGGAGCATAAAATATGTCATAGCCAGTAGATTTTAAGTAATCCAAGAACTCGGATTCCCGATAGATAGCATCAATCTGGTCTTTTGTTCTCGGCACAAAGATAGCATTGTCACCCATTAGCTTTCGTGATGTGCAGTGATGACCAAGTAACTTGGAGAAGTCTAAGTCATCATGAAACTCAGGCGCAACGTATTCCATCGAAAAGGTTTTTGCAACCTCGTTGGGCGCATACTTAAACCCTAAGTCTTCAAAGAGTTTGCGTTTCAAGCAAGAAAGCTGAACGTCCTCGTTCCACAAGTGGATTTCCTCAGAGTAGCTCTGAGCGATGCCGTACTTGTTCGGGGCTTCTAAGAACTTACGGCTACGCAGACTAAAGCCGCCATTCAAAACAAGTATTGGGTCATGCTCACGAATCCAAGTAAAGCCTAAGAACAGTTTGTTGTCGGTAAGACCTGCGTGAGTAATGCCGCCAATGTAGTCGTAGTCGTAGTATTCATCCCGCCAGTTTTTGCCATCAAGCACCCAGCCATCGTCTTGAACGATTAAGCAGAAGTCTGTCTCGATAAAAGCGTAGAGGCAGTGCATGATGAAAGTGGAATAGCTACGATAGTCGAGCGTTCCGATTTGTCGCCAGTGAATACTGTCTGGCAGATTGTCTGGTTTGGCAGGGGAGAGAAGTAATCCTCTTGAACCCGGCAACTCTTTCATGCTTTTGACAATAGCAGGAATAGTGGCTGCGCCATTAGTGTGTCCGTGAACGGAGACAATGGTTAAGTTATGGTGCGCCATATACGCCTATCCTTTTCAAGTAGTCTGATACGTTTCTGCCGACAGCGATTTGTTCGGGGGTCTTGTCTTCATGCGCTCTGGAGACAGCACGAGTAATTTTCATCTGGATGAGTTTAGGTTGCACTTGCTCTGAGAAAGCAGCGGCAGCCAGAGCAGACGCAATCACACGGTCATCCTTGTTGCGTCCAGAGGCTTCAATTGAGCCGCCATCACGAACGATGGTCTTCATCTCCTCAATCGTATCAATGGAATAGACAGCTAACATCCCACGCTCAAACAAGTCTTTCATGTAAGAGAGCATACGTTCTTTGGTTGCAGAAGTAGTGAGCCAGCCAATGCTGTTGGACATACCGCCCATAGTGTCGTTACGTCGCCAGATGTAGTTGGACATGGAACCGTACACATCCATCAGTTGTCTGCCGATGTCACCAGCCATCGCAACGGCTTGACGCTTCAAGTTTCTCAGCTCATTGATGACAGCCTGACCAGGACCATTGACTTCAAGGTTAAGGGTTGAGTTCTTGTAAGCGCCAGCAAGGTGAGCAATAACCCAAGCGAACTGGTAAGTGTTCATCTCGGAAGTCGCAAACTCTGCAACTTGTTCCATACCGTCAGCATAGCAACGGAAAACTTGTATGCAAAACCTATCAGCCCAATCAGAGGAACCATAAGCAGGGTCAGCACCAATAACGTAATAAGCCGTATCAATTGGCTCCTCCCACACTCTTAGGGTTGACAGTCTTTCGGTTGATTTGACTACTTGTGTATCTTGGAAGTTAGCGCCAAAGATGTAGCGGTAATCATCGCAGCTTATCTTCTTAGCTATCTTCATAGCATCCGTACATCTCGCATTGGAGAAGAAAGAAGTGCCTGTCATGACGAAAGCGTAGTCTTCAGTAGGTGGAAACTCTTGGTACATGAGAGAGTCGTCCTTGATGCCTTCTAAGAGCTTCCAGCGCCACCAAGCGATTTGACGAGAATTGATTTCGTAGTCGTAGAGTTTCTTAATATCTTTCGTCCACTCTTTTTCTTCAGGCGTTAGCTTGCCATCCCAATAGACTTTGTACACATCAGAGTCAGGGTCAGCAGAGTAGAACTGGTTACGCCACCAACCGCAAAAGATAGCCTTCTGCGTTCTTGCTCGTTTGGCTGTGACGTACATATCGTGAAACATATTGAAGCCACGAGCAGTGGACTCAAAGATGTAAAGACGCTTTGGATTTGTTTCTGCGAGAGAAGCCAGCAGGGATGCTAGACCTTCCTCGTCCCCCCACGAACTAGTTTCTGTGCCGTGAAGGAAGGTGATACCTTTGCCACGACCAAGACTTCCTTTCGCTCTAAGCCCTGCGACTTGATAAAAGATTCGGCTGCGGTTCTTGAGGGAAAGGGAGTTCCTGTTGTGTGCGAGTATGGGAATCTTGTACTCTTTTGGTAAACCATCCATGTACGCACCAAGGGTTCCCCTGAACATATCTCGGTTTTCTTCTGTGTCTGTGACAAGTGTTCCATTTAATCCCTGATTGATGTAATGCCAGTACAAGTCAAGTGCTAGGCTAATAGTGGTAATACCCAACTGTCTTCCTTTGAGGATGACAAAAAAATGGATACCGTTTGCTAATCCTTGGGAAATTTCATCCATTACATAGGTCTGCGTACCCAAGAGTACGTCCATTCTCCGCAAACCCTGTTCTTTCGTTTCTATCTTTAACTGAGAGCAGAACTGGTAAAACTGTTTCAAGTTGAATTTCATTTGCGCTTTCTCTGTTCCTCAAAGCGAGACAAATCCCAGTTCGCAATATCCCCGGCAGCCTTCTTGTCTCTCGCAACACTCAACATCTCTACGACCGTAGAAGGATTGTACTTTGCCTCCCACTCCTTAACTAAAGCACGTTTCTGCTTTGGAGTCCGGCAGAGCAAGGCATTACGCATCTCAGTCTTTAAGCGTAGCCTTGTCTCATACAACGCATCATCAATTGATGGTAGAGAGGCGTTCAAGCTGGTCTTTCAAGCGTTCGTTCTCAGCCGTTGCATCCTGCAAAAGCCTTGAGGATTCAGTATGCACACGCATTAACTCATGAAACAACTCAGCATGAGTCATGGAGTACACCTTCTCCATATAGGCTTTCTTCACTTCCTCCATCGCTAGAGGCATCATCTTGCTTGCTACTTCAGTCATTTTCATCCTCACTTTCAGGCGCTTCCATGTAAGCCTTCAAAACGAAACAAGCCTTCCTTACCTTTGGGTCAATGTCATATTCAATCAAGTCTTTTAGCCGCCAAATCATGTACTCGTCCATGACATCCACAAACAGACTGTTCTCAAAGAAAGTTAATTTACTCTCCACACTCTTACCCCTTCCGGTTCACACCGAGCAATAAACTTAAATCCCAACTTCTTGGACGCTCTGTAATTGGCATTGCAAACAACCTGCATCTTGCCAGAGTGGACGAAAAAACTATCGCCCACTTCCATGTCCTTATACGGATAGCGCTTTCTCTCCGCTGGCAACGGTATGTGTTTCTCAACATCTAAACTAATCATTCATACCCCCTCTAACAATGATGTGCAGTATATGGGAATTAATCTGTGTGTGCAATGGATAAAAAAAAGCCAGTAACAGCCTTCTGCTGTTATGAGCTTTGTTCATCCTGCGGATAAAAAAAGCCCTCCGAGGAGGGAGGGCAAAAGAGTTCAATAACTTGAGGAAGGTAATTCATGAAACAGCCATCTCCGGTAAAGACGGCATGACCAAATCATAAACCAATAAACGGAAAAACATGATTTTTTTTTGGGGGGAAAGATGAGAGGGGCGCACACCTACAGACCCCAAAACCCAATTGAAGGTCAGTAAGCACTCACATCAAAAGAGAATCATTACCATTACCCAAGCCCCTACCAGATTGTGCTATCTGGCAAGCTCTAAGCACTGAATCAGGCATGAATAATCTATTCAGGCTACCCCTTTTCAATTTCATAATCCGGTAGAGCGCAGATTGTGGTAGCCACATCACATTACCTAAAATGTAATATTGCATTGTATTTATATAATATTAATTACATACATACATATATATATATATATTAGTATAAATAGATAGATAGATAGAATCTATTGATACTCTATTTATAATAAAAAAAAATATATATACTTACCCCTTCCAATAATCATCCTAATCTATATAATCTAATACATACAGATTAACACTGTATATTTCCTAACACTTTAAGGGGTTTATTATGATGACGATTGATATTGATAGCCGCTCACTTGATGAAGTAATTGTTTCAATGATGACTGAAAATACAGGCAGTCACTTTCTTGATAGTGGTGGTGCATACGGCAGGAACTGGCAGCGCAACGAGGGCAAAACAGTCGAATACTTCAAAAGCCAAAATGCCGCAACCCTTGAAATCTGGAGTCGAGAGATTGATGGAAAAAAAAGCTATGACTTATCTGCTACGGTCAATATATTCCACCTACTACACCATGCCTTAGACCTTGACGGGTACTGCAAAGAATTTAACGCCATTGATTCTGGAAACTGGAATGGAGAATATTACGGGACAGGCCAAAATCAATGCGACTGGCTCTCTGAAAATGGTTTTGTCGCTGTCAGTGACGGCTTCAATACTTATAATTGGTGTTCTAATCATTCTCAGGTTTTGCAGGGTCAAGAGTTAGAGCGTGACGGTGAAAAATATGTTTTGTTGCAAATACATGGCGGCTGTGATGTTCGTGGTGGATATACAGGGGCAAAACTATTTTGCCTTCCGTATGGCATTGAAGCGGTTTTGCTCGACCATTGTGGATTTTCAGTCGATGACGGTGAAGGTGGTTATTTATGCTTAGACTGGAGTGGTGAATGGATTAACCACGAAGGTCAATCGGCTGATGACGAATACATTGAAAAGTTTTGCCAGTTAGCTGGTGACGTTGTTCACTTAGCCGGTGACATTAGCCACTATTATTAATTTTTTTTTGAGTTAAACCCTGCCGGAGGTTTTCCGGCTTTCCTAACTATCTAAGGGGCTATACCATGAAAACAGTCGATTTTCCTATTGCAGTTTATAACCACGAAGTCGAGGCATATTGGTACATATATTCACTTGACGAGTTCATTGAGTTTTTGAATGAGCATGATGAATTTTTTACCTATAAAGCAATTCCAGAAGAGGAAATTATTTAAACATATTTTTTAACTTTTCAAGGGGTTCATTATGTCAACACTCAGCGAAAAACTGTATTCAAAAGCATTAGAGCAAGCAAGAAAGCAAGCGCAAGCCGCTAAAAAAAGCCTTGTTCATACCGTCAACGGCAAAAAATACAATCTCCAGTTCGATTCTAGCCAGTGGTTTTATGAAGTAACTGATTCTGAAGGTAACTGGATTTTGAATATCAATTCTAAAAAGCCTGTAGAGGCTAAAAAGTTCTTAAATTATTGGCTGTCAAATTAAGCCATATAAGCCGTTCTAATCTAGGGGTACACGTTACCCCTATTTCCTAACCTAATCGCCCTCTAGGGGCTTTAAAATCAATTTAAGGGGTATTCCTATGCCAGTATATAAAGTCACTCACTTGGTTTTGTGTGAGGTTGCAACCTATAGAACTATTGAAGCCAAAGACGGTGCAGAGCTATTAGAGAAAATAGCCAGTATTGAGACGCTAACCTCTAGCGATGATAACTTTCATTGTGACTATGAAATCGTAGCCGATAGAGAGGCTATCGAGGTTGACATTCAAGAGATAACAAGGGGCTAATCATGAAAAGATACAAAGTAACCGCTAGTTATTTAACCTATTGCACTTTAGAGATTGAAGCCGAAAACGAGGATGAAGCGTGGGAAATCGCCAGAGAATCAGAAGGGGGCGATTTTGAACCGTTACCAGAGATTGATGAATGGTATATCGAGGACGTTAAACTAATTCAAGGGGGCAAATAATGG